AGGGCACACCATGCTTAACCCTTGGAGTATAGCAGAGTTTAAGGGGGATTTCGACACATCATTGAATGCGATAGGTCAAGGGACTTGGGCTGGGGATATAAGGGACAAGGAATTCAGGGACTTCAGGGGACTTGGCAAACTACAACAGGTGGTAATAGCTGATATTTGTAGTGTTGAGGATAGTGAGCTGGAGAGGTTGGGATTCTACCAGATACCACGACTTAGGGGTATGGCTTATAAATGGATGGCTGACCATCTTAATGGCAAAGATTTACCAATGGCACATGCACGGAAAACTCGATGGGAGAATAAACCCCCTCGCCGATATGGACAGCCCTTAGATTATCCTTCTGGGGGTTCAATATACCATGAAGGTGAATGGAACGGTAGTTGGGATAATGCCGTAAAAGTAATAGAAAATTCTTGGTAACAAGACGGGGGTAAGTTTATAGCTAAAACACTTGACACAGTGTGATACAATATAAGTATGGAGAGTATCCATAAGCCCACCAGCCAGGCTGCCAAGTAAGTAAATAGAGCTGAATGGGTTTGGTGGGCAAGAATATTACGCTGGTGTCCGAACTCGTCCTGTGGGTATAAAGTCCCATAGGGAAGGGAAACTATCGGGGGCACAGTATATAAATAAAAGCTGTATCACCACTAAGGCGAAAATAGCCGAGCCAGCAAGGCGCCGTCAGTTACCCGGGAATGATGGGCTACTGACTGGCTATTCCCCATCCTTATTTATAAGTGGTGGGGCTGATGACCAGCCCGGTTACCCGTGTGTAATAGCACAGGCAGAGAAGCAGTAGTATGCAACAGAATCGCAATCTGGACTGTCTACTAGCCAGGCCCACTTCTACTTGATGGTGTGGTTAAACCTTTAGCGTGTGTACATTTCCCCCTGTTCTGTAGGTGAAGAAACCACTAACAAGGTTACCATCCTCATCGCAGATAGTATTGCAGGGATAGATAATTCCATCCCTTACAATACCATCCCTGCCCTGTTGGAGTTCTGTCAGTCCCGTTGTGCATTGGAATAGTCTCTTGCCGTCAGTAGTAGTCAGATAGTGATGGGGTGTACCCCCGCATTTAGGGCATCTCATCTCAAACCTCCTAAAATTCTAGTAATATTACTTCTGGACATTAAGAACTTAATTGATAATTCCTGATGGGACCAATTCTTATGGCGTCTAGCGAAAGCCCTAATAGAATTATCTCTCTTGGTTTTTCTTAAAGAATCATAGCGCATTTTCTTTTATCCCTTTCGGTGATTGCCTCATCAAGTGCCTGCCCTAAATTTGTTTGTAGCCATATATCACGGGGAACAAGCCCACTTGCTGACGGATCAATCACTTGCCCGTAGTATCCACCCATTAGGAGGCGAGGCATATCTCCCTCGTCAATGTATCCCTTGAAGTCTCGCAATTTGACTATATGCTTTTGTAATAGATTGTCAGACATATTAGCCGGGATTACCCCAATCAGCCTTTGTGCTTTGTGTAGCGTAAAGTATTTCATTTCCCCTCCGCTTTGGCTAGGGCTTCTTTTATTTGGATTTGTGATTTATACATATAAGCCATAAATGCCGATGTTCCCCAATTCTCAAAAGCATGGCTTATTCCCTTCAAAGCCTCATATAAATCTGGTGCTGCTGCCATTAGGTGGGCATTGAAGTGTCTGTCAACATCTGCTATATGAGTTTCATCTGTATGAATAGTCCAAGTTCCCATATAATTCTTGTTAGCCTTCCATTCCCCTTTAGTATATTCCATTTCTCCTCCTTTCAATTCTCCCATATCCTGCCAATAGGATAGAAGTTGCAGGCATGGAATTGGCCTCTCACAGTTTGAGATAACAATAAGGCGTTTAGTGTGTCATTAGAGTCAAGCTGGCATAGTTGTTCAATAACCATCAGGTACTCTCTGGGTTCAGCTACGCCGGACTCGACTAAATTCTGAGTAGTCTGTAGTATAACTCGTTGGCGGCTAAATGTTAGCTCCATTTCTAACTCCTTTATAGTATTTGATACTAGGCTTATTAGTAGTTATTAGGTTAGTCATCATCCTCAAATTGCTTTACTAGTTTCCAGTTTCCCCCATCTATTCTGGCATAATCGGCGTTGCAATTCTCACAGATGGTAGCCTCAATAAGCTGACCAGTTACGCTATGATGCCAAGAGTCAAGGTTATTTAGTTTGCCACATTTAGGGCAATTTACTTGTTGTTTAGCTTCCATTCCCTTCTCCTTTATAGTATTTAATAGTGGGTTATTTAGCTTCCCCATTTGCCTTGATACATTCTTTGTGTGTGCATCTCATAGTTGGCATATACAAACAGGACTTACTTCTCCTGAGACGCTTGAATGGCGATACTGTAACTTCCCCTGTCCGCTTGGCACGCTCAAGGGCTTGGTCACATTCGTTGGACAAAGTCATAGTGAACCTCCTTTTTCTATTTGACTATAGTATATCACAGTTTTAGGATAATGTCAAGTGTTTTGCTAGTATTTTTGTCAGGCGGTTAAAAATAATTATTGGAGGCCACAAGATAATGTTACTAACTGAGAATCCATATAAATCATTTGAATGGGGAGACGGAGAGATTTACCAATATACTGAGCCAGCTCTACATCGTGCTTTTAATGAGGGAATCAAGGTCCAGTTAAAGAAGGATTTGGACGGATTAGAAGATGCCCTAGAGAATAGCTTTGTGATGGCGTATGTAGGTGAAGATGAACCATACGAATCTACAATAGACCCAATAACAATCCGTGAGATAATAGATGATATGAAGCAAGATCTACTGAGGGGGACTGAATGACTAAATGGTGTCCGCAACACGGGTATCCTGAGCCTTGTGCTAAATGCAATGGTATGACTAAAGAGGAATGGGACAAATTCTTTAAGAGCCTTGCAAAAGCAGTGGGGGTAAAGGAACGCAAGAAGAGGTGAAATGAGTAAAGGATTAAGGAATATCAAAGACCCCGCAGAAAGGGATAATACCATAAAAAGGCGATTGGCAGAAAGGAAAGGTGGGCTAGGTTACCTTGCTGCCATTGATGCTACTCATGGGGAGAGACCCAAGGTTCCAAGATAATAAATAGCTATGGTGGCGGAATAGGTAGACGCTATCCACATAGGGCGTGAAATACTTGAGGGCAGGATATATCGGTGGCTGAGGCTTTTGTCAGGCTTCGTAAGAACTGACATCGCTGTTGACACAGCTTACTGCTCACCATCTAGGGTGACAATGGCAACAAGATGGCGATACAAAGCCAGTTGATGTTGCTCAAATCCCTAGCCATAGTACTATCCATTTTGTGTACGAGATAACCAGACGAGAAGTAGAGCTTATATCTCAACTGCCTCTGGCAGTACCGAGTTAATTATGAAATTAAATCAAAGACAAGAACTCTTTTGTCAATATTTCTTTACCGGTATGACTGCAACTGATGCAGCTATTAAGGCGGGGTATTCTCCTAGGTTTGCCCGAGAGAACTGTCCCAAATTACTACAAAAAACTACCATTCAGGAGAGATTGGCTACGCTTAATCTTAGAACTGAGAATGCTTGTGTAGCTACAGTTGGACAGAGAAAAGAACGTTTAACTCAATTCATAAATGAAGATAACGTAACTGACAAAGGCAATCTATCCCGTGCAAGCAATATAGCAGCCATATCTGAATTAAACAAGATGGAGCACATTTATGATGAATCTCACTACCAGGATAACCGGGTAATCAACTTCATAGTTTCAAAGGACCAAGTAGAAGGGATAAGGAGAAGGTTAGGAGAGGCACTAGAATCAAAATCTGACAGTTTATCCGAGGGCTGAATACAATTGGATAATGCCATATAAAGATAAGGATACACAAAAGGAGGGAAAAATGGACAAGACAGCAAAGGACAGGATGAAGCGTTACCGTAACAAAAGGCGTAACGAAACCGTAACAGGAACCCCTGAAAACGTTACGGTAGATGTTACGCAATACCCGGCAATAATCTATGCTTTAACGGACCCTATTAAGAGGGATAAATTAGACAAGGTTTACTGGTCATTAAGGGCTGTTCATCAAGAAAAGAATGTATATTACGGGCTCCCTTATAATGGAATATCCTTTGACATAATAGGAGAGATGCTTGAAGTGACTAGATGACAACTAACCCTACATAACAATAATAGTGCGTCCCAAGAAGAAGGGAAGGAATATGAGAACTACATATTTAACAGTAAGGGAATTAAAAGAGCGATTATCTAATTATCATGATGATTTATGCATTAGTGTAGTTGACAGGAATTGGTTAAATGAATCAGGTATATCAATATTCGATAAAAACGAACTAGATGACTCACTGGACTTTATTGAATGTCCATTTTATAGTGCGTCCCAGTGTGCTAATAATTGATTGATTCTAGAGGAGGTGAAATGATGTGGGTAGCATGCGCTAAGTGTGGGAAGCCGTTTGTCTATGAGGGTGGTACAACCACGCAGACGCAATTTATCTGTAAGAAATGTCGGGAGAGGTAAAATGTTACTAACAGATGAAGAGATAAATTATATGCGGGTTGTTGATGAACCGATTGATATTGAGGTTGACTCTATCAATGAGATTGTAATACGTGGAGCCAGAGCCCAGTTAAAGAAGGTAGTGGAGTGGTTAGAGATGAGAAGTTATGAAGAATACTGTGCTACTGCCCCAGAGAACTGCTACAAAAGATATAGAGTTATGACGATAGATATTTGGCAAGCCCTACTAGAAGAGGCAGCGAGGTAGAAGTGCCGGACAATATAACCACAAAGGTATATGATGCTATACTAGACGCCTTTAATACAGGCAAGAAGGGCATCTTACTTGAAGGAGGAACTTACAGCAGCAAGACTTACTCGACCCTACAAGCCTCAATGGCAATATCACAAGAGTCTCCCAAACCCATAGACATTGACATTGTGTCTGAGTCTATCCCTCACCTAAAAGGTGGATGTATAAAGGACTTCTTTAACATCTTGGGTGAGGTTCCTGTAAACAATCCCCGTTACAATCAAACTGACCGTATTTATAGAGGGTTAGGGAAAGGAGTAATCACCTTTCTAAGTGCTGATAATGAGAAGGCCCTGGGAATGAGGCGGGACATACTCTTTATCAATGAAGGTGATACATTAGACTGGGAAGTAGCCAAGGAATTAATAAGCCGGACCAACATATTCATTATCGTAGACTGGAATCCCCGTTCTGAGTTCTGGGCACACGAATATTACAAAGACGACCCCAAATGGGCTTATGACCACTCGACATATCTTGATGCACTCGATGTTATCCCACAAGGTAAAAGGGATGATATAGTAGACTTGGGGGAGAAAGACCCTAACTACCATAACATTTACGAGCTTGGTTTAATGGGTAAGGTAGAGGGCGTTGTATTCCCTTACTTCGACCAGGTGGATGAGCTACCTCAAGGCAAACCCTATTACGGATTAGATTATGGGTTCGCTCATGACCCAACAGTATTGGTTAAAAGCGTAATAATAGGGGACAGTCTATATAGTCACCAGTTATTTTATGATGATAGGGCTTTAACCAATGATGACATAGCACGGGAAATGACAAGATGCAAAGTGGGTTATGATATTGTTTGGGCTGACCCAACAGAGCCAAAGAGTGCAGAGGAATTAAGGAGGTTAGGCTTTAATGTTCAGGCGATAGATAAAGCCTATGCCAACACTGCCTTTGGTATCAAGCAAGTCAACGCATATCATCAATTCTGGACAAAGGAAAGTCTGGAGTGTATTAAAGAGCAGAGAAACTGCCATTACATAAAGAGAAAAGAACCCGGTTCAGGCAGGGCATATTGGAGTGACGATATATCTCATCAATGGAGTCATGGCATGAAGGCAAGAATGTATTCTATAGCGACATACAAAGGTGAAGCTCAGGGTTATCGCACTAATACCCCACATAGAAGAAGGGTATTGGTTAGGAGGTAAGAATGACATTAACTGTCAGGGAGTTAATTGAAGTATTAAAAGATTTTGATGAAGATTTACCAATACTAATCGGAGCCGATGGTGTCACGTGGGATATTAACAGTAAAAGTAGTATTTTTACTCAAGATATTGAGGGTAAACCGAATGTTGTAATTTGGGAAGGATACTACCATTAAACTAAGGAAGGAAGGTATTAGCAGGGAGGTAAAGAATGATGGAGAAGGTTAAAGTTATATGTACTTACTGTCAGAAGATAATAGAAGTGGATAAAGATATAGCCGATAAGCTGAACGAGACTACTGCTTATTGCTGTAGGGAGTGTCTAAATGCCACATAAGAAAAAGGGTAAGAAATGACCAAGCAAGAAGAGATGGTAGCATGGTTATGTTGGCTTTATGGTAAGACTTATAAGCATATTATTCTTCCTCCACTAATGAATACGATTAACGAACTAATTGATTTGGAACAGTTGTTATTTCGCCATGCTAAAAGGGTTCGTAGTCATTGGGACTCTTATATGTTTAAGAAGGAAAGGGGTAGCTTATAATGACAACTAAAGAAGAGATAAGGGAAGAGATAGCTGAACTAGAACACTTACAGTGGGCAAGCTGGGCTAGAGTTAGAAACCCCGAACATCCATTGATTCATGTTCCATACCCTGACCTAACTGAAGAACAAAAAGACCAAGATAGAAAGTATGCTGATAGAGTTCTATGGTATCTCCACTCTCAAGGTGTAGTGATAAAGATAAAGTGTCCTGATTGTGAGTGGAGTCAATTCGGGGATGGAGAATCGGTAGGAATGACACCGTGCTTTAGTTGTAATAGCACGGGTTATGTGTTTAAGCCTTTAATAGAGGAATAGAATATGGATTATAAAACCTTAGCTATTAAAAAGTTTGAGGATTGGGAACCACTATTTCAAAGGCATCGAGATGATGAAGATTTAATCAACATGGTTAGACCAACTACCAAGCTATTAGATGCCAATAATAGTGAAATACCCAACAGTGTTCGTGTTGTTCTTAATGATGTGTCTACCTTCGCGTGGAAGATTGAGACTGCCCTTAACTCTGCCATTGAGCAGGTAGCGGTAACATCAGACAGCAAGCGGTTTGACACTCAATATGTTGAGGGGTTTATCACAGCAGCGTTCAAGGCAGCAGATAAACTATTATCTCTTAAAGATATGTTTCCCTTCAATCCCTTTATTGACCAGCAGACATTTAGACGGGGAAGTGGGGCCAGTTACTGTAATTTCCACTTTGATAAAGGCGTATTTATTCCCAGCATTACAACATGGGATACCAATTTCTTTGTTGAAGAGAGTGATCAAAAGGGGATTTATTACACGGCAACCAAGTTTTACCGTTCCTATAGTAAAATCATAGCCGATTATCCTGATGCTAAGGGTAAAGTCCCGGAAGACAAGGATACTCAGTTACTTTACATTGTGGCTAGAGATACCTCTCAGTTATGGGCTGGTAGCGAACTAATTAAGGAACTACCTAATAAACTTGGTTATGTACCTGTGGTATATTATAAAGTGCCGATGGGCTCAATGCTTCAAAGCAAGGATACCATTCAATATCAAGGTGAGTCAGGAATATTCTTAATCAGGAGTTTATTCCTTGAGCTTGAGCGGATAGCATCAATTATTCAGAGTCTTAACCTTAAAGTCATTGACCAAGCCCTGCAGATTGAAGAACCTAACCCAGACCCATCCAGACCACAAAAGACAGTAGATGAGGTTACGGCACCAGGGGCGATTACCGAGACACCCCCCAATAGTCGCTATGAGCTTATGCCGTTAGGTCAACTTCAGCAGATGGCTCAGTTATTGCACGATATGATTGTCAATAGAATACAACAGGCAACGAGTAGCAAATACCAGAATATACTACAGCCGAAAACTGCTACCGAGATTATGTTGGATGTTCAGGAGCAAGTGAATATTATTCACCCCAGACTGTCTACAAGGGGTTTTATAAAGCAAGACCTAGCCGAGATGTTCATTAAACAAACTATTGCTGCTGCTGCTAAAGCTAAGGTTCAGACAGTCAAGGTTGGCAATCGGGACTTTGAAATATCGAAACTCAAAGGTGATTATGAGATTGAGTTCAAGTATCACTTCCAAGATTCTAGGATGGATGCTGCGAGGCAATCGCTGGCAATAGCTCAGAGAGGTTTAATCCCCGACAGAGATATACGGATAAACACTTTACAGAGAGAAGACCCTGAGGGTGATGAACGACAGTTAAGGTGGGAGGAAGATGAAAGAATTTCCCCACTGGTTAAACTGGACAGGAATATCAGGGCATTATTGGAAGATGCTAAACGTGGTGAACCTGGAGCTGGTA